GAAATTGTTTTGGAGTATCCTGATTATGAAAAAGTAATTGATTTGGGTCGCAATTTAGTTATGTTATTAAAAGCAACTGATGACAGAGAAGACGCTTCTCCAGTTTTAGCATCGATGACGAGCATATTCATCGAGTCTGATATTGCAAACACGAACACATTGGTTGTTTCTGATTTTAATTCTATCAATAATAGCACGAGACTTGTTGCCAGTAATGTATACTCAAATATTTCTGCCACAACAGTAAATGCTGTTTTTTCACGCATTCAAACAGCAAACACTTTGATAGGTGGAAGAAGAGAGCATGACTGGAATTTTTACAGAGAAGGATTGTCATTATTGAATGATTATGACAAGGTTTCTAAACTGGAAGATGTTGGAACAACACAAGATTATTTGATTAAAAATTATATCGGTACTGAATCTTACATAAACAAACTTTCGGCAAATAACTAATAAATAAGACATGGCAACGATAGTCGCACAAACAACTAGAAAATATAAAGACTTAGACTTGTCTTTTACCGCACATCCTATAAAAAAGGATGTGAATAAGCATGTTGATGACTTAGCGGTCATTAATTCAGTTAAAAATTTAATTTTAACTAATCATTATGAGAGACTTTTTAGACCTGAAATCGGCTCGAATGTTTCAAAGATGTTATTCGAACCAATGGACACAATATCCACTAATTTGTTACAGAGAGAAATAACACAAGTATTAACAAATTATGAGCCTAGAATACAGTTAAGGGAAGTAGCAGTCTCACCGGACTATGAAAATAACGGATATAATATAGGAATGACATTTCTTATTAATAACTCTTCCGAGCCTATAGTAATACAATTTTTTCTAAACAGAGAAAGATAAAATGACTGATCGTTTAATTGTCACAGATTTAGATTTCGATACAATCAAAACAAATTTAAGAAACTTCTTAAAGCAGCAATCTGAGTTTCAGGACTATGACTTTGAAGGGTCAGGATTAAATATTCTTCTTGATGTTTTGGCATATAATACACATTACAATGCCTATTACTTGAATATGATTGCCAACGAATCTTTTATGGACACCGCTGTTCTAAGAAATTCGGTTGTTTCACACGCTAAAAGAGTTGGTTATGTTCCTCGTTCAACGACTGCACCTAGAGCGGTAATTAATGTTACGGTTCAAACAGACAATTCTATTCCAGGGTCTTTAACTATTCCAAAAGGATATGTCTTTCTATCATCAGTTTTAGATGGCATTTCTTATCGTTTTGTTACGATGGAAGCATACACTACAACTAAAACTGGAACAAATTTTGTATTTAATAATGTGATGATTTATGAGGGTCAACTAGTTACATTTTCATATACTAATGATTATACGACTAATCCTAGACAATTATTTGCGATACCCGATTCTAGAGTAGATACTTCAAAACTCACTGTAAGTGTAAGACAATCTGTCGCTAATGTTCAGTCAGAAATTTATGAAAAAGCGGATGATGTTTTAAATTTAACTTCTAATTCGGAAGTTTATTTTTTACAAGAGGGAAGAAACGGGCAATATGATGTGTATTTTGGAGATGATGTTATAGGTAAAAAAATACCCGATGGTGGTATTGTAACACTGGAATATCTGATAACAAATGGAAACGCATCTAATAAATCCAACAATTTCACATCAACGACTGCTATAGGTGGGTTTTCAACCATATCAGTAAATTCTATAAGCGCAGCATCAGGTGGATCTCAGAAAGAAACTGTTGAGCAGATAAAATTTGCCGCACCATTAAATTTACTCTCTCAAAATAGAGCAGTTACAAAGAACGATTATATCAAATTGATCCAGCAAAAATACCCTTCTTTCGAAGCGGTTAACGTTTGGGGTGGTGAAGAAAACGATCCTCCAGTTTACGGAAAAGTTTTTATTGCAGCCAAACCTAAATTGGGATTTGAAATAACGGATACAGAAAAAGAATTTGTTACAAACACTATTTTGAAACCTATCAGCATTTTGACTGTGACTCCTGAAATTGTAGATATCGATTACAATTACTTAAAACTTGAGACAACTGTGTTTTATGATAAAAGTAAAACTACACTTTCCGATTCTGAAATAAAAACTAATCTAAAAACTGTAATAACCAACTACTGTAATAATAACTTAAATAAATTTAATTCATACTTCAAATATTCGGGTCTTGAATCTACTATCGATGCTTACAGCCCAGCGATCATATCAAATGAAGTTGAATTGTTCGTCGCTAAAAAATTCAGACCAGTGTTGGGTCAAGCAGATAATTATATTTTAGATTATGGATTCGAACTTTCACGAGGAACAACTAATGATAACTTTTACTCATCACCAGACTTTACCGTCGTTGATGAAGAAGGTGTTTCTCGTCAATGTTTCTTTGAAGAAATTCCCTCTTCATTTACGGGATTAGAGGGAATCACTGTAACTAATCCAGGATACGGATATACTTCAACACCTACAGTGACAATAGTAGGTGATGGCGAGGGAGCTACAGCTAAAGCAGTGATTGTAAACGGTAAACTTTCTAAGGTTGAAGTGTTAACTCCAGGTATTGGTTATACAACGGCAGCAATACAGATAACTGGAGGAGGCGGAGTGCTCGCAGCAGCAAGTGCTGTTTTGGAGGGAAGATTTGGGCAGATTAGAATTTCTTACTATAAAATAGATGCAATAAGTAGTCAAAGTACAAAAGTTGTTATCAATAAAAATAAAAATAATGGTGTTACAGGAACTATTGACTACTTTTTGGGAAGAATATACATAAACGATTTCAAACCTATAGCAATCAATAATGATTTTGGTGATGTATTAGTACATATAAAACCTAAAATTAACATTATTCAATCTAAATTAAATAAGATGCTGGTTTTAGATGAAGCAGATCCAACAAGTGTAACCGTTAAAACTATAATAGTCTGATGGAAAATTATAAACTTTCTACTCTGGTAAAAAGTCAATTACCAGATTTTGTAAGAGGTGAATATCCAAAATTTGTTACATTTTTGGAAAAATATTATGAATGGTTAGAGCAAACTAATAGAGTCAATTATGCTGTTGAAGCACTAGTTGATTCTAATGATATTGACTACTCAGATTCTTTTTATATTGAAAAATTAAAACAGGATCTAGCTCCTTACTTTCCGCAAAATATTGTTAATGATAAAAGATTGTTTCTAAAATTAGTAACAAATTTTTATAAGTCTAGCGGAACACCACAATCAGTAAAATTTTTATTTAAGGCTCTCTACAACGACAACATCGACATATATTATCCAAAAGAAGACATATTAAAAACTTCAGATGGAAAATGGATTCTCCCTCTAGCGTTGCGTATTGATACAAATGATAATAATATTTTCAATATCGCAAAAACAAAAATAACAGGGTTGTCTTCTAAATCTAGTGCTGTTGTAGAAAAAGTTATTAGATCGGTAGATCGACAGTTAGGTATTACTTACATTGAGGCTTATGTAAGTAATGTTGAACGATTATTTCAGACAGGAGAAACTTTAAGTGCAACCTATTATGATGAAAATTCAGAAACAAACGTTACTGTAACAGGTAAGCTTATTGGTTCTCTTTCTGAAATAAAAATTAATCCTACAAACAGAGGTCTCTTCTATAATGGTTTTGATGCCGACATTGGATATAACGGAGATCCAGTTAGTATTGTTGGAGGTTTAAATGCCAACTCAGCTAATCCTATCGGCGCCATAGCTTATGTGGGAGACACCACAAAAGGTGGCATTTCTGATATATTTGTTTTAGATGGAGGATTCGGGTTTAGAAGTTCTATAGATTATCCTAATTCTTCAATTGTAGATTTCAAAGGAGGATTTGAAAATTCTCCTTTCGGTTCGGAAGCTAAAGCATCTATTGGTCTGATTGATGAAGATACTGTCAGACTTATAAATGTTTCTAACATGGCTATATCAACTCTAGATGGATTGGGATCTAATACAACATTAACTGGAACCGGAGCAATATCTCCTTCCAGCAATATTGTTACGGGAACAGGAACTTTATTTACAACTGAATTGTCAGTTGGTGATGCAATTTATGTTGGATCTTATCTTACTGAAGTAAATCAGATAAACTCAACTACACAGATAAGAACAAATACTGTTTTTTCCACAACCGAGTCTGGTTTAACTCTAAAAAAAGCAGGCAGAACTATTTCTAGAATACGTTCAACTACAATAGAAAACATTTCAACTTATTCTGCATTTAATGTTCATCCAATATCCTTTATTACAATAGATGGTTCTGGGGGTGGATACCGATCAAGACCCACGGTAGAAACTTACAGTTTTTACAATGAAGATTTATCAGATTCATTGATAATGTCATCCAGAAGA